GAATCGGCACATTCTTGCATTCGGTCCCAATCGAAATGCTCGGCTAGATTACATGAATCAAGGAAGCTGTTCCTCCAAGGAACCCATCCCTTCATCACTGGTGCGACCTTCGATGCCACAATACCATGCTCCTCCAATATTGGAGCAGCAATGGTAGGCTCAACACGAGTGGTGTGAGACTGTCGAAAACCAAGGAAAGAACCAAAAACATTGGTACTTCCTCGATCGGCATACGCGAAAATCGATTTGTGGTGTATATCACCTAGCGTTTGGGGAGCTTCTGGTACAGAATAAATGACATCACCCTGAGGTGCCGCTACAGGCGACCCTCCAGTGTCCATTTTCTGAATCAAATCCTCGATAATGTCCATCCTCAAAGGTATGGCCATTCCGTGATCCTTGTTATTGATACCAGCACAATGCATGCCAGCCAAAATAACTCCGCCATTTGCGCCAGGGACAAATAAAGGTGACCCACAAAGTCCTTGATGAGTATCTATTGACGTACGATACTTCAACACATGCGGTAGAGTGTTAATGAACTCCAAATTCATTGGAACATTCTCCACATCGCTCATCCTATTCACCTTGACCTCGTGTAGGTTCTCATACTTGTCCGTGTACACCATGACTCCACTCGTGAGTGGACACGACCCAGAAGTAATATACTTCATAAAATTGGATCGTGGAGGAGCACACAAGATGTTCACAATGGCCAAGTCAGTTGAATTAGACCATTTAATGTCGCACTGAGCGGGTTTGAAGCTATACTTCTTACCCAAACAATACAACTCACATTCTGACCCGACCATCTTCTGCGCCAAATGACGGGGCAAAAGATACAAAGAACCACGAAGGGCAATAAGATTCGAAAAACTAACCTTTTTGTCCTTAATGATCTTAACCGTTGAGGAGTTTGAAGAATACTTGGATATAACAGAAGGGAATGAAGCACCAACTCCGGCCGGAGTCGGCAATTCATCTCTCTTAACTGTCTTAACCCAAGTAGACTCTTTCTCACCCCTAACACCTACAGATGAGAAATCCCCTCCTTGTGGAACATCCTCGGAGGTCTCACTCCGAAGCAATTTCCAAGAGAAATATGCTCCGGTCAACACTGCCAATGCAGCGGCGAGAACCTTCAACTTCTGAGAACGAGGAAAGATCACATTCTTCATCGTCTCTCCATATTGATGGGCTTGTTGCGATAAACGTCGTTTATAGTACATAAGCTGATGGGCAAGGCTTTTATCCTTCATATGCGAAAGTGTTACTCGCACACATGCTCTCTGAAATGCGACACGAAGTGAATTTGGAACCCACTTTTTCTCATCATCCCACTTCAGATACGAACCACACAAGATCAAAGCCTTATCAGCACCCATTTGGATTTTTTCCCAAAAAGTTGGTAACTTAATCGGAATCACCCCATCTGGAACAAGCTCATCAATTTCCCGAAAGTGACGAAGAATTGCTGGATCAATCTCTCCAGTAATATCTTCAGACGAAAATGGCGTATTAATGAAATCTCCCTCACTAAATGCTTCATCTGATTGTGGCGACATTACAAAAGGATTTGGAGGAACAAGTTTCTCCAATTCCTTGGAATAATCAGTAATCAAAGTCTCCTGCGGAGTCTCGGACCAATGCTTACTCAAATTGATTGTCACATCAGAATTCTCGCTCACGTTATTCACGTCTTTCTCTTCAGCCACTTTTTCCTCACTTGACGAACTACACTCGGGACACAACGAAACAAAAGTGTCATGAACACACAGCTTCTGCTTCTTCAAATCTTCCTTTCGCTGTGAACTCTTGGATTGAATAGACATATGGCGCCGCATCAACTTAACGATTGTTGGTTGAGCCTTACAAAAAGGAACATCAATCAACTCAGTGCCATCTGCTGCCTTCAGTGGTGTATATACAACCATCCTGTTGATTAGCGAAACTTCCTCGAGTGTAACCTGCCAAGGATCTAGCTGTTCAGTCTCCGAGATCTCTGGATTAATGAAATCTGTATCTCCGCGTCTACACTCTGGCCTCACTGATACCGTAATCACATAAGGAAAACGGCGCAATGCAGCCTCGGGTGTTGTGAAATAGTGATAAACATTCATCTCTTTCACATTTGTT